ACGTGTATACACCCAAAATTGAATATCTGAATGCTTTTCAATAACAGTCTTCCACGCATATGTATAGGTATCGTTAAAAAAATCTCCGTCCCAGTGGATACGGAATAACTTAGGCGCATTTTTTTTATCACAATCAGCAATAAAATCTATGATCATATCATCCAATAGGGCCACCATTGTGTCATTGTCCGCATTGCGTAACAATTCCCAATTGTGTAATAAGTTAGCCTTTACTGCTTTGTATAGTTTTTCAAGTTTCCCAGCGTAGCAAACAGTCTCACAGATAGACGTAGCACCAGGACATGAAAAATCTTTTCCTGCGGGTAATCCGAACGTGTTCGCAATTGCGGCTTGCTTTCCATTTTTTGTGACAAGGTTAGCCACCTTTCTATCATTAGATCTTTTTAATTTTACCATAGGGGCAATTATATCGGTTAGGTCTGACATTATAAATCCCCCATTTCTGCATCGGCCATGCGTGACATCATGCGCCACATATCTTGCTTAATAGCTTCATCGGATCCATAAAGAGATCCATCGCAATCATTCATTTTGTGCCCGCAGCATGGGAAGTCTTCGCATATATTCATAAGTTGACCTTTCGTTGGTTGAATTGATAGTATATCAGGTCTGACTGACATTTATTACAAAACACCCCAGTTTTCAGGGTGTTTTTAATCACACTCTTAACGACACGCCCGACCCCGCACCTATGCGGGCGACACGCCCGACTGCGTTGCAAGCTGCGACACGCCCGATATTATATTAGATCAGATTTTTTATGTTTTATTTTGCGTGTGTATTTTTTTTTATTGCGAACAGGTTGCGCCGCATTACTACGGCGCAATTCCTGAATTCGTTTTACTTTATTTTGAAGAGAAGTTAGGAACACGATACCCACTCGCTTTGTGAAATCTTGTTACATCAAATCGCTCATTATCTTTCGCAAACATTTCTGCGAAATCATTTACGACTTTAGAAAAAACAGCAGGGTGAATTTTATTACTAGCATAATTTAGAATTTCAGCAGTAGCAATATAATCTTTACGGGTCATCATTTCTGCGACACCAATCCAATCCGATTAAAGTTTTTAGTATACATTTTGCCCGTTGGCAAAGATAAATTATATGTTGCGAATTCGTTAGCAAATCCGACATCATAACATTTTGCGAAAGCCTCAAACGCTTGTAAAGCGTCAGCGAATTTGTGTGTGTATTCTAATTGTCCGTCATAGTAAGTATCTAGTCTATACATTAGAAACCCCATGTTTCTTTAACGCAATCGCAACTTTCAACATCATAATTCTTTTCATCACCAAAGAATACGAAGCCAGCACCGCCACACTCATCACAAGCGACCCCGATTATTTCTGCTAGATTTCCCATTTATAGTTTTCCTTTCGTAGTTTGTTATTGGTTAAATTATAGCCTAAGCCACCGACAATTTCGGGAAAGACACGCCCTAGAGCGCACCTTCCTGAAATAATCCGATTTCTAAATCTAACATTTCTGCGGGTGTTGCTTCGGATAAATCTACCCAGCCAGCACCCTCATCATTTATTCTAAAGATTTCTACATATCCCATTTATTCACCTACCTTAACCGCAATTATGCGATAGTGGTCTTTATAAGAATGCGGTGTGCGAATTAAAACACGATACGCTTCTTTATCATTACCAAACCAATGGTCGGTTTTTTCACCGCTAATAATTTCTCCATTAAGAGAATTAGAGCGATATTGCTTACCTTGTAAAAGGTTTTCTATTGTGTATAAGTTAGCCATTGTTAGCCACTTCCTTTCGTTATACCGCAATTATAGCGGAAGCCACCGACAATTCTCTACTTACTAGCCAGTAATTCCACATTTTGAGACGCTCAAGTCATGTGTTCTTAATCACATTAGGGCTGTGGACGACACGCCCGACACGCCACGACACGCCCGAAAGTTATCCACAAAATCCAGGGTGATTTATATCACCCCCTTAACGACACGCCCGACCCCGTAGCTATGTGGGGGATCGGCTCGATTTTGTCAAGCCGACACGCCGTCTATTCTTTGTGAGTTTGCTCACATACGCATTTAGTATATGCGCCCGCATTTAACCTGCCACAATTAGGGCAGGTATAAAATCCGCTAGGGTTAGCCATTTATTTATCTCTCCTAAGTAATGCGATAGAATAAATAAAACCAATAGAGCCAACTAGTAGCCATGTCGGGATATCTATACCGACACCATTAGGCCATAGCCCGTTAATGTATAGAGAAAAGTATTCGCTATCTAATAACAATTCTAAGTTCATTATTCGTATGCCTCCCAATCTAATGTTAATTCTTTCTCGATTATTTCATCAAGGCTAACGATATCGCTATCGCTAATCGCCTCAGCGTTAATCTTATCTAACGCCTCTTCTTCATCTAGATAGACATAAGCGTCTGCTATATCCGCTTGGATAGTATCCCATTTAGTCATCATTAGTTATTCACCTGCTCTATCTTGTGTATTAGGTATTCGAATTTTAACGGAGGGTTTGCCTCGTTTAATTCATTAACTAGAGCGATAATTTCTTTAATGCTCTTAGCGGTTAGTGTGCCCTTCTGTAAAGAGCCTTGCCAAATTGAGTAGGTTAGTTTCATTAGTTATTACCTCCATTAACAATAGCACCGACAATAGCAATTATAGTTATCGTGCCTAACACGATAGGCAAAACAATGTGAGGATAATCCTCTACCCAATCAAAAAATAACATTAGTTAGCCTCGCTCTCGTCTATGTCGAACATTTCAGCAAACACTTTGTTTGCTTGTTGTAAGGCCTCTAGTGCCTCGTTTAGTTTATCCATTTTCTGTCCTTCTTTCGTTAGTTTGTTTATTAAGGTAAGACTATCATTAGCAACCGACATTATCAAGCGACACGCTGTCGCCTATTCTGTGACCTTAGTCACAGTAGGGAGAGAGATTAAGTAGCGTAGCAATACCTTACGCTCATAGGTAGTTAATTCGGGGTGATTAGAAACCACGCCACCATTTTGGTATTCCCAAACAATTTTATTAAAAGTTTTTTCGGATAACATTACATCACCCAACTTTCCTGAGTGTAAGATAACCACTCACCAAGGGTCATTAAGCCCTTGTATTCTTTACATTTACCGCAAAACATTTCGCTTGCGTAGTCTGAGCAGAAAGCGCAGACAATTAGATTAGCCTCATCGGCTCGGACATTAGAGAGAGTAATCTCTCGGATTAGTGTAGTCATTTTAACTACCTTTCTTAGTAAGACTTTCTTACTTTCTTTATACTATAATCCTAGCAGGGGGGTCTGACATTTAGGGGGGTTACTCGCTAGTATTCACAAACTATTTTTGTGAGTTACACCACACTCACGCTCAAGGTCATTTATATATGTGCGGACTATATAGACAAAACGGACATCTGAAATACGTGTATCATACAAATTAAAAATTTATTAACATTTTGATAAATCTTAAATAGTAGTCAACTAAAATCTATACTGGTATAATTAATAAATGAAAATAAGCTCTGAAGAAGCACGTGCAATCCTTGACACAAATAACTACGTGGTCTTTAGAAATTATGCTACTCCACCAGCAAGATCTTTATTTGATAAAGCATATAAACAAAAAGAGAATGTAACAAATAGTGATGATGGAAAGCCTTTGGGCTCAATGAAAGTAGTACCTGAATATTTTTTTGAAGACGCAAACGTAGATAATTTTTATAATGAATGTTCAAGTCTTTACGGCGTAAAAACTACACTTTTACTCATAGAAGGAGTGGGTGGGGGAAGTCCAACAACTAAACATTCAGATGAAAATGACGTAATACATTGGCAATGCATGGGTAAATCAGAATGGACTTTTTATGATAATCCAACAGATTCAATACAGTTTGAAACAAAAATTATATTAAACGCTGGAGATGTTGTATGGTTTAAAAAAGGCAAAAATCATTCTGTTCAAAATTTAGAAGACAAATTTTCTATTATTTTTAATGAAAAAAACATACTTAAAGATTTTCTTGTAAAACAATATGCTGCGGCAGGAAGAGAGTTTATATAATATGAAAAATGTATACATGATTAGCGATTGTCATCTATCTAGGGCAATAGAGCACTACTATCCAGAAAAACACGAGGTTAAATTCATACCTTGGCCCAAAGCTGCTAAAAAAATGCATGGATTTAGTGTTGAGCAAATGCGGGAAGAAGATGAGATGTCTTCTGGAGTTGAAATTGCTAGAACCGTTAATCATATGCCACAACCATTCTCAATCATTAAGGATGATGGCATATTGGCCTTATGGATGGGATATGTTGATACTAGAACATTTTTACCTAAATATAAAAATGCGGACAATACGGTAAAAATGTTCATTCAGAACATAAAGGACAATTTCCCTAATTCTAAAGTAGTTGTAATAGAGCCATTGCCTCAGTTTACTGAGATGCTTTTAAAACATGAAGGAATTAGTCCTTACTACACAATTATAGAAAGAATAGATCAGAATAGAGAGTTCTTGGCTGCATTGCACAAGTATTCAAGTGAAGCTGGATTCGATATAATTATTACTCAACAAGATATATTAGATTCATTAGGAGTTCCTGAGCTAACTCCATCTATGACACATACAGATGCTCCTCATCCAGTAGATGGATTAAAACCTGAGTATATGGAAAAGATCTGGAAATTGTTTTCAGATAAGCTTAGTATTATTGCAGTTGACTAGAATATTATGTATAGTATAATTGATTTATGATTAATAAATACTGTAAAAAATGGATGATACCTACACTGCTATTCTTTTCTGCAAGCATATTCTTAGCTGATCAAATTAGAAAAATGGGCGGGATAAAAGATATCTTTGACATAGAGGACGAAGATGACCTATAAGAAGTGGAAAGTATATCTATTCCTATTTAGAGCATCTATGTTTCTATTTAGTCTATTTCTCGTCTTACTTGCTTCTGGGAAACTCTAGAATATTCACGTAAAGGGTTATTTTGGCCCTCCCCGCCCTTGGGTAGGCAAATAGCCTAGTAAAGGCTTAGAGAGCCTCTAGAGGCTTTATATGGGGTATGTCAGGAAGTTGCTGCAGTTCAGATAATATGTTTCACATGAAACAATATATTACAGTTGACTAAAATGTGTTCTTCTCGCCGACGCACTTTTTTTCGCACTATATGGCGTTTAATGTTCTTTAAATTCACCCATATATGCATCAGATAGCTCTGGACCCTCTAGGCCAGAAGCCTGGTACTTCTTAATTTTTTCTTTTGTAAATTGAGGATTTTCTTTTAATGGTTTCATCCATATAGCAGTAAATTCTTCTAGTGTAAGAGTATCTTTATCTTTAATTTGCTCGTAATACTCTGGGGTCTTGTAGTTATAAAAAGATCCAGGATTATCTTCTGCCTTTAACACAAAGTTTGAGAAGGCATATCTTCTACCAGATGTGACTGGATTAACTCCGTGAGCGTGTGGAGAAAATGCCCCGTGAATTACTAGATCTCCTCTTTCTGGCTTTATTTTTAAATTATTTTCTGCGGGAACTCCTTCAGATCTGTTTCCGTCTTTGTCTATGTTTACGTAAAATATTTCTCCGCCTTCAAACTCTCCAAAATATGCAACTAAGCCAAAATCTAATTCACAACAAGTTTTCCAAACGTCTACTTGGGAAAGTCTGTGACATTCTCCTTTTCCAGGAGAATCAGAGTGTGTAAACATTCCCTCGTTCATTTCTGGAGTAATAATTAATACGTTGCCTTGAGGATGCATAACATACTCTGGATACAAAAGTTCGCTTGCCTTTTCCCAAAGTGGATGTATGGAAGCAAGTGGGGGGCTAATTTTATTAGAATACCAGCTGATTAAAGTATCTCTATATTTTTCTTTCATATCGTAATCTTTTAACTCGTTTTCCACGGTCTTGCACTCTTCGTCTGTATAAAATCCTTTAAATATAAACACTCCGCTTTGTGTGCCGTAATCATCTGGGAAAAATGAAGCTTTTATACAATCTTCTCTGTCGTAAAACATTATTTACCCATCATTCTTTTTAAAATTTTTTCAAATTTTGATTGATGATTTTTATTTTCGTGTTCAACCTTACAGTCATCCTTACATTTTTGCGGATGAGTGAATTGTGGACTTCTCATAAAGTTAGCGAAATGATGTGCCATAGTAATATATATTATATCATGCAAACCCCCTACAGAGGCGGATCCGTAGGGGGTTTGTGCATTTTCATGCAATCAGGGAAATCTTACAATCTCAACCTGAATATTAATTATAATATATTATCAGAATTAAGTCAACGCTTAATTACAAAAGCTTGCTGTGTACTGAATTCAATTATATTTTCTCTTCCAAAAAAATCCACCATTGCTTTTTTTGCGCCAACCGTGTTGATTGAGCCAAAATCGTCACAAATTAAAACCCCGTCAGGCAGCAATCTATCCCAAAAATACTCTATAGATTGTTTTGTGGGGGCGTACAGGTCAACGTCAATGTGTACCAAAGAATATTGTAGTTCTGGGAGTAAACTAAAAACATCTGGAACCCAACCCTTAAGCAAATTAACATTATTAAATTTATTTAAATAATTTTTTGCATGTGAGATATCACAGGATAGGGAACCCTTAACAAAATAATTAGTATCTATTCCTGGGGTTGGCTCCGAAACACCTTCAAATGAATCTATTCCTAGAAATATTTTTTTGCAATAATCTGCCATGAAATACATAGACATTCCAGCATAAACACCTATTTCAACAAAATTAGAATCTAGCCTCTGTTGTCTTTTTGCAAATTGCTGTAAAACATAAAGTCTTTCATTAATCGGGTCTTCTATAGAATTGTCAAAATTTCCTATAGCCATAAATTCTTTAAAACATTTTTTAAAGTCTTCGTCATTAGCCCAGACATTAGTTCTTGATATCATCTATGTCTTCTGCTGGTGAAAATGATGGAACTGGGCCGAGTAAATATCCTGCTTCATGATAAGATACCATTTTTTGCGTATCTTCAGATCCCACTATTTTATTTGAAATAAGGCTTAGTAAATCATAAATTCTGTGTAGCATTATGTAGTTAACCATAGGCAGGTTATCTTCTAAATTATTTGTTTCCGTCTTCTGGTCTTCCTGCATCTAACCACCAAATTTCTCTACCCATAGCATCCGTTTCGGAAACTGTGTCGTACTCAAAATTAAATTCTTTTTTGTTCATCTACTAATTCTACTATATTTTCATACTTAGATATACCCATAGTATTTTTATAATCGCATTCAAGGCAATATAGATATATAAGAGACTCCCCGTCTCCATTACATAAAAGAGAGCCCTGATCCTGTGGGCATAAAAGCTTAGGAACAAGGCCCTCTTCCGAAAGTTTAATGTAAGTAGACACGTACTGTATCCTCATTACACTTCCTTTCTAACTGTTTGGGAACTTTAAATAAAATTCCTGTGCTCTTGGGGTTAAACCCTTCCAAGCTGACCAATTGTTTCCGCCATCAGTCATATAATACGCTATCTCTGCATTTCTAGTTGGGTCAAACAATGACTCATTTGACTTTAAGCTAAATTTTTCTTTACGATCTACGCCGAGTTGACCCAACATATTGATCTGAAAAATTCCGTAAGAACTGTCTCCAGTATTCCTGTTACCATTATACGCTAGTGGTCGTCCATTAGACTCACTCTTAGCAATGGCCCAAGCCGTTTTAAGGGCTTTTCCTTCAAAGCCTACTGCAACCAGTAGTTCTTTCAATTCAATGTCTGAAAGCATTTGTGAAGGCTTATAAACAGTATTGCTGTACTTCTCTAAGGTTTCTTTCTTAAGTTGTACTTCTGTCTTTGGTTGTACTATTAAAGCTTGTGCATTTGTTGCATGAACTGTGTTGGAAAACAAAAACATTACTGTTAATGTAATCGCAGCATATTGATGAACAATATCGCTTAAGCTTTTCTTTATATTCTCCATTGGCATTTCCTCCTTTAGAGATAGCGAAGTATAATCATACCATTCTAAGCAAGAATATGTCAAATAATTTTTTTCTTGACAAAGAATATCTATTTAGTATAATTCCATAGGGGGGTCGGGGGGTCAGCAAATCAAACAAATCAATATATATTATATATATAGTATTATATATTACAGTTAACTAAAAAACAACAATAAAAATATTTTTTCTTTTCTTTTAGAAAAAAGTTTGATACACTTATACCTCACTCAAAATAATTAATCCGTAAATCGGAAGAAAAAAGGCGAAACATGAAAAATACTATTGATAATCCTTATGAAAATTTTATTGCACTATCTAGATATGCTAAATGGGTAGAGTCAGAATCACGCAGAGAAACATGGGGAGAAACAGTAGATAGATATTTTTCTTTTATGACAAATCATTTAAAACAAAATTGTAATTATATTCCAAATGAAAAGCTAGTTGCGGAATTAAAAGAGTTTGTGTTTGAAAGAAATGTAATGCCATCAATGAGAGCAGTAATGACATCTGGCGCCGCACTAGAAAGAGATAATGTAGCAGGATATAACTGCGCTTTTTTGCCAGTAGATTCTCCAAGATCTTTTGACGAAACAATGTATGTTTTGATGTGTGGTACTGGGGTTGGATTCTCCGTTGAGTATAAGTATATTAATAAGCTTCCTGCCGTTCCAGAATCTTTGGAAAAATCTACTACTGTAATAACTGTAGAAGATTCAAAACAAGGATGGGCAAGGGCATATCGTGAATTACTTGCATTACTTTGGTCTGGACAAATTCCAGCCATAGATGTTTCTAAAGTTAGACCAGCAGGAGCAAGACTCAAGACAATGGGTGGAAGATCATCTGGACCTCAACCCTTGGTAAATCTTTTTGATTTCACTATTGCAAAATTTAAGAATGCAACTGGTAGAAACCTTAAGCCAATTGAGTGCCACGACATTATGTGTAAAATTGGAGAAGTTGTAGTTGTGGGTGGCGTTAGACGCTCTGCAATGATTTCTCTTTCTAATATTAATGATATAGAAATGGCACAAGCCAAATCTGGTAATTGGTGGGAGCAGAGTCCACAACGTGCTTTGTCTAATAACTCAGTTGCATATTCTCGTAAACCAGAAATGGAACAGTTTATTGCAGAATGGAAATCTCTATACGATTCTAAATCTGGAGAACGTGGTATATATAATGTAGCTGCAGCACAAGCACAGGCTGCAAAGTTTGGTCGAAGAGATCCAGACATTCATTATGGAACTAACCCATGTTCTGAAATTATTTTGCGCCCATATCAATTCTGTAATCTTTCAGAAGTCGTATTGCGTGAAAACGATACTAAAAAAGACATTCAGCGTAAGGTAGAGCTAGCAACTATTCTTGGGACATGGCAGTCTACATTAACAGACTTTAAGTACCTTCGTAAAATTTGGAAAGACAACACAGAAGAAGAAAGACTATTGGGTGTTTCTTTAACTGGACAATTTGGTCATAAGTTTATGTCTGGTAAAGAAGACTTAATTGCACTTGAAGCATTCTTGATGACATTGCGTGAAAAAGCAAGAGAAGTAAACAAAGAAGAGTCTGGAAAAATTGGAATTCCTGAATCTGCGGCAATTACATGTGTAAAACCTTCTGGAACAGTATCTCAATTAGTTGGAGTATCTTCAGGCATGCATCCTTGGCATTCACCATATTATGTTCGTACAGTTCGTGGTTCAAAAGGAGATCCAATCTCAACATTTTTAAAAGAAGTTGGTATTACAGTAGAAGATGATTTTATGAAGCCGAATGAAACTTATGTATTTTCATTTCCAGTAAAAGCACCAGAGGGTGCAATCGTAAGAAATGATTTAACAGCAATTGATCACCTAAACATTTGGCTTGTATATCAACGTGCTTGGTGTGAACACAAGCCTTCTATTACAGTTTCTGTAAAAGAAGATGAGTGGATGGAAGTAGGAGCATGGGTATATAAAAACTTTGATGAAGTTTCTGGTATTTCATTTCTGCCTCACTCAGAGCATACATACAAGCAGGCCCCATATCAAGAAATTTCAAAAGAAGAATACGAAACCTTAGTAGCAAAAATGCCTATTAATATTCGCTGGGAAGATCTATCATTTTATGAGACAGAAGACGGAACTTCAACAAATGCAACCCTGGCTTGCAGCTCAGACGGAAATTGCGAACTTGTAGATATTTCATCTTAGTGGTAGACTTATAGGATTGGGATAACACCCAAAATTCATGGGCACCCCGCCCACGAGGAGATGATAAAAAATGGCTATCAAAAACTTTGATAAAGCTGATTTAAATAAAGATGGGAAAGTAACCATGCAA